CTATTAATGTAACTTCTAAAGCAAAACATTCAGGATTTTTTGGTTTTTATGAAAAAAACAAAATTTGAAAAAGATAAATACTTAGTTGTTAGAGACGTTGTTTCAACAGATGTTGCTAATTTTCTTTTAAATTATTTAATAATGAAAAGAGCTGTGGCTTCCACATTACATAGAAATAATGGAGGTGAACAAGGTATGGCAGGCACTGGAACATTTCACGATCCACAAGTCATCGGCGCTTATTCTTTATATGGAGATAGTGCTTTTGAAACTATATTAAATGCTCTCACTCCTGTGATGTCAAAAAAATTAGGCAAAACAGTTTATCCAACGTATTCCTACGCTAGAATTTATACTAAAGGTCATGAATTAAAAAGACATAAAGACAGAGAACAATGTGAAATATCTACCACGTTAAATTTAGGTGGAGATGTATGGCCTATATATTTAGAACCTTCAGGTAAAAAAGGAAAAAAAGGAAAAAAAATAATTTTAAAACCAGGCGACATGTTATTTTATTTTGGTTGTGAATTAGAACATTGGAGAGAACCGTTTAAGGGTAAAGTATGTGGACAAGCTTTTTTACATTATACAACTAATACAAAATTAATATATGATGAGAGAGAACATTTAGGGTTACCTAAATTATGAAGATAGATAAATCTATTTATGTTTTCGATAATTTTGTAAGTAAAGCTAAACAAACTTTTTACTATAATTACATTATTAAGTCTTTTTTTAAAATAGGATGGGAAGATGTAGAAGAGTTTGATAAGAGAGGTTACCCTTGTTTACATAGTAGCTACACTCGACAAAACGTAGATCAGTTAGAACTTATTCCTAATTTAAAAAAATTTGCAAAAAAAACACCCTACAAAAATATTATTAATGAAAACAATTATATTAAGTGTATGGTAAATTTATCTAAACCTGCAGATCCTAATTTTACACATTGTCATCCAAAACAAGTTGTTTGTTTATATTATGCTAATCTTAATTGGCATCCTAATTTTGCAGGTGAGACTTTATTTTATAGTGAAGATCAAAAAGAAATTAGATACGGTTCTATATATACACCCAATCGACTAGTTATATTTGATGGTGAGATACCCCATACTATTAGAGCTCAAAATATAACGGGACCTAACTATAGATTCTCTATAAGTCTTTTTTTTAATAAATGATTGTTGAGTCTTTTATTAAAGAGTGTTTAGATGAATCTACTAGAGTGAATGAAAAACATATTGATGTAACTGGTAGGTTAAAAGATAAATCAAATAAAATTGAGTCTTTTTGTGTTAGAACTTATAATCAAAATGAGAATACTCTTTCTCAATCTTTGAGTTCTAAAAGTAACGCAGATCGAATGGTATTTGCTTTTGATAAACATTGGGTTATTTTAGATGTAAATGAAATTAAAAAATATTCTAAAATTAATAAAAAAACTAAGCTGTCATTTAATGAATTATGTAATAAAACAGATTGGGTAATAATGATTAAAAGATATGACAATTAAAAACATTTACCACGTGCATAATTTAAGAAAAGAAATAAAGGATATAAAAGAGGAGCTTATTAGCGACTGTTTTAAAAGCACAGAAAATAGAGTTAAAGGATCTTATAATTATAGTGTTATAACAAAATATAAAGATCAACTATACTCTTTGTTTATTGACACCTGTAAAAAATATTACAAAAACATACAAGTTCTTCACACACCATTTAAACTTTGGAGCTACTATACAGACGGTGATTATCACGAAGGAGAGGTTTGGCATAATCATATAGACACTTGTTCTTTGTGTGGAGTTTTATATTTAAAAACTGTCAAGAACTGTGGGATAGAATTAAGACACAAAAATAAGACAGCTTACGTAGAGCCCAGAACATATGATCTTTTGATATTCCCTGGTTTTTTAGAACATAAACCTCGTATTAGTAAAACTAAAAAACGAGTGAGTTTACAATTTGAGATATTCACTCAATAATGGGCTATATTTTTGTTTAAAAACTAGTATAATAGATCCCATGGCATTAAAAGAAGTAAAATTTCAAGCAGGTATTGATAAACAAAGCACACCTTCAGCCGCTGCAGGTAAATGGGTTGATAGTAATTTTGTTAGGTTTAGATATGGAGTGCCTGAAAAAATAGGTGGTTGGGATCAATTAACTACAGCAAATAATACTCTTCCTGGTGTAGCTAGAGCTCAACACACATTTACTAATTTAAATGGCACAAAATTTTCGGCTATTGGGACAAGCTCAGGGCTGTTTATTTTTAGTGGTGAAAGATTTTATGATGTTACTCCTTTGGCTGGATCTCCAGTTTCAGGAGGAACCTTTACCACTTCTTTAGCAGCTGGTTCTACGGTAACGATAAATTCAACTGGACACAGTATTGTAGTTGGAGATTACGTGGTATTTACTTCTGTATCCGTAGCTGGATCTACAACACTTACCGCACCTGATTTTCAAACCTACGCTTTTGAAGTATTAACCGTTCCTAACGCAAACTCGTTTACTATAAGTTTATTAAACCCTGCTGCTGGTGTAACGACATCGGAAGGTAATTCCGGAATGACGGCTCAAGGATCATTTAACTATCAAAGATACATAAGACCAGGACCCACTTTTCAAACTTTAGGTTTTGGTTGGAGCACTTATCAATGGGGTAAAGAAGCTTGGGGCACAGCAAGATCAACTTCAAACGTAACTTTAGATCCAGCTAACTGGTCTTTAGATCATGCAGGTAACACCTTAATTGCAACACTTAGAAATGGAAATACTTTTCAATGGGATTCTGCTGGAGCTTTAGCAACTAGAGCTACTGTAATTACCGGGGTAGGCAGTGAAGTTAATATGGTTTCAACGTTATCTTTATTCTCAGATAGAGATCGACATTTATTTCAATTTGGTGCTTTAACAGATATGACTGATGCAACCACTCAAGACCCTATGTTTATCAGGTTCACTAATCAAGAAACATTGAACGTATACACACCGACAGCAACAAATACTGCTGGTACATTTAGATTAGATACAGGAAATAAAATTACCGCTGCTGTTCAAGGTAAAGATTATGTTTTAATTTTAACAGATCAAGCTGCTTACGTAGCTCAATTTGTAGGACCACCTTTTACATTTAGCATTAGACAAGTGGGAACCAATTGTGGTTGTTTAGGACAACACGCTGTTGTGTTTGCTCAAGGTGCTGTTTACTGGATGGGTCAAGCAGGTGGATTTTTTGCATTTGATGGAACGGTAAAACAAATACCTTGTTTAGTAGAAGATTTTGTATTTACTACAGGTGATGGTAATCCAGGTCTTAATTTTGATGCTAATGAAATTATTTATGCAGGCCACAATAGTTTGTACACTGAAGTAAGTTGGTTTTATCCAACAGAAAATTCTTTACAAGTTGATAGATGTGTTACTTATAATTATGCAGAAAATAGCTGGCATACAAGTACATTAGATAGAACAACTTATATGGATGCAGATGTTTTTGAAAGACCGTTTGCAACTGATTATATTCCAAACGGATCTACAGATTCCAATAGTCCATCAGATACTCCTTTATTTCCAATATCAGGAATTACTAATAGAGATGGGGCCACAGTTTTATATGAACATGAAAAAGGTGTAGATCAAGTTAACAGCACGGGTACATCTGCTATTCAAGGATTTATAAGATCTGGAGATTTTGATATTGCAGACGGTGAGTTTTTTGCTTCAGTAAGCAGGTTTATTCCTGACTATAAAGAGATTGTAGGTAATAACCAAGTTACCTTATTTATATCAGACTACCCATCTGATACTCAAAATAGTTCACCTTTAGGACCCTTTACAGTTACCTCGTCCACTGATAAGATTGATACTAGAGCAAGAGGAAGATTAGTGAGCGTAAAATTTGAAAACACGGCAGTAGGAGAGTCTTGGAGATATGGTTCTCTTAGATTAGATACAAGACCAGATGGTAGAAGGTAATGGCTAAAATAATTAATTATATACCGGAACCTACACCAACGTATGATCCATCTAATCAACGTCAAATTTTAGAAGCATTAGATACTTTAAAACAACAACTTAATTTTTCTTTTCAACAAGATTTAAAAGAAGAACAGGATACATTTAATTATTTCTTATCATGAGTATATTTTATAAAAACCAAGGATATAAACAATCAGGTACAAGTAAGACAACAGTGCTAACATGTCCTGCTGACGGAATAATTATAGTTAAAAGTATATATGTTGCAAACAACGATGCATCATCAGCTATTGCAGTAAACATGAACTTTGTTGATTCTTCTGATTCAAGTACCGAATATGAATTTTTTAGAGATGATGTGGCCGCCAAGTCACAAGTAAATGCCTCACCTCAAGGCTTGAATTTAGAAGCAGGTGATGCTATAACTGTGCAAGCAGCTACAGGGAGTAATAAAATACAAGGCCTGATAAGTTATGCTCTAGTAAATAGACAAGATCAGAATGGATGATGTAACAAAAATTAAGTGTATAACTAAATATACTTATCGTAATAAAAAAACAGGAGAAATCTACAAAGATAAAGTAGAAGGTCCTGACATTGTAGTTGATTGTGAAGTTACAGTTGACCCTAAAAATTTAGACTTATTTCAGAAAGTAATGAATAATGACAATAAATCCAACACCTAAAGGTGGAACGGAACTACAGCTAGAATATCTAACTCAACACGTAGATCTTCTACTATTAAGTAAAGTACAAATTACAACCTCTGTTCCAGAAAAAATTCCATTATCAAAAGACAAAATAAATATTCTTTGGCAAAAAAATTCTTGGGATCAACCTAATATTTATCCTTGGTTTAAAGATAAAAAGAATCACACTAAATACGATTGGTATGTATTTAATTCACATTGGAACTTTGAAAATTTCACTAAAAAATTTGGTTTAGACAGAGGCAGATGTATGGTTATTAAAAATGGTATAAGTAAAATAGAACCTGCTCCTGTTTATGAAAAAGATAAACCTATAAAAATTATACATCAAATAACCCCTTGGAGAGGTTTAAATG